AAAAAGTTTTCTTGCGTATAGTTTATAATCTTCTGTGGTAACAGCACGACCTTGAGCTGCAAAATCTAAAGGTGCATTAAGTTTAATAGACTGAATTGTTTCTGCTTCCGCTCCACCTATAGCATTTGCAACAGTAGTGATAGTAATGTCGGTAACAGTATCAATTGCAGAAGGTGATGAGAATGACGAAGCGCCATTTGCTTGTGCTTTATTTGAAATAACATAACTTAGAGTAACAATATTACCGTCAGATATTGCTTGACTTACAATACCATCTCCAAAGTATACTTCAAATCTACCCACTTCAATTTCCTGTAAAAAATATACAGTACTTGACCTAGACAACTGTGATATGTCTGTGGCTTTTGTATATGTTGTAGTTGCTGTTTCGGAAGAAGAAGTTTGCACCTTCACAGTAAGGGTAGTAGTGTCGGCACGATTGTCTGTTATGATAAATCTTTGATCTACATTAGAACTGTCTACAAGATATTTTGCAGTTGTATATGTTCCTTCATATATTCTTGTGCTATCAAAAGCAACAGCATTTCCTGTATTTGTTCCTGTTACATCTGCAATGGTTACAAACTGATAACTTGTTCCATTTACTGTTGTAGTGAATGCAGTACCAGCATCCATAGTTGCAGTTGTTTTATTTGTTGCAAGAGATATATTAATTGTTGCTACTGGAGCTCTAGGTGAGGATATTTCATACCCTAACATCTTTGCGTGAGATACAACACTAGAACGTAATGATGAACTATCTAAGAACATTTCATTTGCAACCATGTTTGCATTAAAACCAAGATAGTGTGTATTGTATGCAAGAGTATCTAGCAGTACGCTCATACCAGAACCTTCAAAGTCATAGTCTTTAAATTCTGATTGAGCTTTAAGAAAAGTTTTTAAATTTAATTTAATATCATCAAAATCAAAATCTGCAATTCTAAGTCTTTTGTCATTTACTGCCATTAACGTAACCTCTCTAACATAATTGATAAATCAACTAATTCTGTAGGAGCATTTACAACATAAAATTCAATAGACATTTCATATGAATTTTTATCTAAATCTGGTGTTGCACGAACAGCAACAAGTCTTGCTCTTGGTTCAAAATTGTTAATTACTTCTTCTACTTTTTTTGCAATAATAGTTGCAGTAATTGGTGTCATCAATTCAAATAACATTTCTCTTATACCACCAGAAATTTCTGGGTGGAAAGGTTTCTCATATGTGTTCAATAAAACAAGATTACGAATAGCCCTTTTAACTGACTGTATGTCTGTTACTTTACTAATATCAGAGTCCGAAGATTTCCTACCAAAGAATAAATCTAAATCAGAATATTGCCTGACATTTCTGGTAATATCATTATTGGCTTGTGCATCTTTATATGCAGACATATTAGTGGACTCCTAGTTTGTATTATTTATACAAAAAGTTTTATGTTCATTCACTTAATAATTTATAGTGGGTATAGTTATCCCACTCAAATCAACTTTTTTGAGTTCTTCTATTCCTGCTTCTAATTGTGGTGTAACAGTTTCAATAGCAGATGATATTTGTTCCTGACCAGTTGCAACAGCAGATGATATTTGATTTGATATGTTATCTTGAAAATCTGGGTCTGCAAACATAGCTGTCTTTTCTTTAAGGATACTCATCTGTGCGTTGAAATCTACATTTGGAATTGCAACTGAAAATTTTTCTGTAACTCCACTAGTTGAAGAAAGAAAACTATCAAGTGCAGATTGAGTAGCTTCGGTTGCACCAGCTGGCAATTCAAAGTTAGGGACTTGAGTGCATATATCAAAACTTGGTATAGTTGGTATACTTGGTATTTCACCCAACGCACTCAACCCACTCAACCCACCTGATGCAGATAAATTTGTAGATGTTGCCAATCCTGTTGCTGTACTTAATGCTCCTGATGCACTTGATGTTACCGAACTTAAAGCACCTGTTGCAGCTGTTGTAGTTGATGTTGCCAATCCTGTTGCTGTATTCAATGCTCCTGATAACCCTGATGTTGTCAATCCTGTTGCTGTACTCAATGCACTTGTTAACCCTGCTGTTGGTGGTGCAGCTTTTGAAATTATATCATCAAGACTAAAACCAGAACTAGATAATGAACTACCAAAACTTTCAGTAATAGATAATAGTTTTGATTTATAACTTAACAAACCAGATGGACTTGTTAAATCAAATCCTGCTAATGAAGTAAGTTCTGATTGTAAACTTAGTGATGGTATCTCTGGTATCTCTGGTAACAGATTAGTCATCTGTGATTTTAAATCAACTACCTTTTCCTCAACAAAAGATTTTAAATCAGATGCAGAACTGAAAGTTCCACCTACACCACCTTCTATAGAAGGCAAACTATTAAGTTTAGATTTAAGTGTATCTTTAAAAGTTAATGCTTTTTCTGTTACTGCATCAAAGTTTATGTTATCTGCACATAATGACATTTGTTATCTCCTATATTGATGTTACTGCTGTTGTTCCAGTTGCCCTTGCTGGGTCAACTGTTGCAGTATGGTCTGTGAAACCAGTAATCTTAGTTACGAAGTGGTCTTTCTCTATTCTCTCTTTAAACGCATCACTATATTGATACGTTGCAATACCTGTGTGTTTGATTGCTGTTGTTCCTGAAATGGTTGTTGCAAGTGAACCATATGATTCTGTAGTTGTACCAGCGGTTACTGTTAAAGCATCTTCAAAATTCATTGTGACTGCATCAACAGAACCAAAACTTGTTGTTCCACCAGAAACTAAGTTCATTGAGTCTAAACCAATTATACTCATGTCAGTTGTTGCAGAAAAAATAACAGAAGATTGAGTAGATGTAACAAAAATATCAGAGGTTACAAAGACATCTTGTGTCCCACCAATTGTTCTTGTTTCATTACCACTAACAGTCGTGGTCATGTTTCCACCCACTTGTCCGATAGTTGCTATATAATGTTTATCGACAGACAGATTGTAACTTCCATTTACAATTTCAGTTTCAAGATTACCAGAACCTTTTGCTCCAACTTTTACAATCTCACTTCCACCAATCCTACGAACAAAATTTCCACCTACGTCAAGAATATAATCTCCTGTGACATATTGTTTGACACTTCCGTATACAGTCAAATCTAATCCATCAGCTTCCTTTGATGCATTAATAACTATCTTTTTATTTCTTGCAATTATCTCATAGTCATCATAGACGACTTTTGTAACTTTTGTTCCTTGTGGATGTATTTCTTCATTTGTTCCAGACATATGTTCTTTGTATAATCTTTCATAGCCTGGTGTATCATCCACCTCAAAGACGTGTCCACTTTCCGACTCTTGAACGTGATTAAATGGATACTTTGAAGATGGGTAAGGACTTTGACTACTTACATTAGACTTAGGGTGAGGTTCACTCCATCTACCATTCTGTACAGCAGTAGAATATTGTAATGAGTTATTTAAGCCAGGTTGCCCAGCTGTGTCTACTGCACTACTCCCTTGTAATCTAGTTTTTCTTCTACGTATGAGAGAATCATGTGTTTCAGAATCAACTCCTCTTGCAAGACGATTAGTATCACTTTCTTTTGTGGAGTGACCAGAGTGTTTAATACTTGATGAAGGATATTTTCCGTTAGGGTCATTAAAACCTTTTGTAGTATCTGTTGTAGTTTGTGGGTAGCCAGGAAGTGTACCCATAATAATAGGTTGTTGTTTTTCTTGTGCATCACGGAAGAACCCAATAACCCAAGAACCCTCTACAATAAAAGATGGACTACTTCCCATTCCTTGCATAGAAGGGTCTGTGACTGGATGCATGACATGAGCCCACGGTAAATCTGCTGTAGGTATATCGTTCTTATCTTCTGTATGAAATCCTAAACAACGAACACGAACTCGACCTAGTTTTGCTGGGTCATTCCTATCTTCAACCACACCTGTGAACCAGACAAATCCGTCTTGTCCCATAAAATCATCTGCCATAAAAGTATACTCCTATTATAGAGTTATTTATAAGGATTAATGTAGGTCTGGATCACGACCAAGACCAGTTACTCGAGGAAGGTCATATTCCTCTATTACTAAGTCTGGCTCTATGTTAGATAATATATTCAGAGTTTCTATTGCCTCTTCTTTATCAAGGCATTCATGTAGTATCACATTGTTTTGAACGATTC